CCATTTCATATGCGCCCTCAGCGGCACGCCTATCTGCAAGCGCTCTAGTTTCTGCTGCACCTTGTTGTGCCTCTTCGGCTCTCCTTGTCAAATCAGCCGCTTCTTCCTGGATTCCAGCAAGTCTGTCTGTTTCTTCTATTAATCCCGGTAGGGCATCTTGCCTATAAGCATCCATTAGGTCTTGTACTCTTCCAGTTTCTATCCCTAGCTCTTCAAGTTCTTGCCGGGCTCTTTCCTGGGCAGAAACTGCAGCCTCCGATGCAATTCTGACTTCTTCATACTGATCAGATAAAGCCCTTATCTCTTCTATGAATATGTCGAAAGCTTCAAGAAGGCTCGGAACTTCTTCGGGATCTTCCGTCATTCTCGCTACAGCAGTTCTAAACTCATATATGGAACGGCCAAGCTCACCAATTGAATCAAGAATTGCTACAATTTCGGGGCGTAAGCCAAGAAGCTCGAATAAGGCGTCCCTAAACCCTAAAACTGCTTCTCTTAAACCACGGTATATTTCTGCTCTTTCTTGTTCCTCAATTCTGCGGGCTCTGTCTGCATCTATCTGGGCAAAGAAGTTATCAATAACTTCTCTCTGCGTTTCTTCCAGAATAGTAGAAACATCAGTCATGTCTCTTAATGCAGATTCAAAACCGCGGATAACTGTTCTGATTCTTCTGAAGTCTTTCCGAAGCTGATCTTCCTCAGCCCCCAGAGCCACTGCGATAGGGATTAGAAAATTGGCAATTGTCGTTCCAAGATCTTCCAGCCATCCTGCGGCGTCACTTGCTGCATCAGCTACTTGGCTAAGTTCGTTATTTGGATTTCCTGCTCCGGCAGCTGTAGCTGCTCCCGCTGCAACTGGACCCCCTGCTTGGAATCCTTGCCATAACCCTTTAATGACTTCTGGATGTGCTTGTACCAGCCCACGAGGCCAGACAAACTCTCCTGGTTCAAGAAGTGCAGGAACTTTGTCTCCTCGTCCGAACCCCGGAACAAAGCCTCCTGTTTGGTAAGGCTGAAGGTCTCTGGGTACTCCTGGATCAATATATGGTCTAATGTGACGCTCTACCCCAAAAGGANCTACTATCTCATCCGGAATAGCTTCTTCTGCCCTTTTAAGCAAAGTCAACGCTGCTACAAGAAGAAGTATTGCAGCTACCCATACAGAAGTTGCAGCAGCGGCAGCTAGTTTTGCTGCAACAAGACCAGCAATAACTCCTGTTACTGCAGAAATAACAGGAGGAAGATCGGTAAAATAATGAAGCAATAATGCAGTTCCTCCGCCAATTATTAACATAGCTGAATTCACTGCCAGAAGAGGAGCCTTCATCGCCATCAGGCTTACTGATGCTGAAGCAATTATAGCTACTAAGCTCTTAAATACTGTTACTATACTGGTAATCCAGGTAATAACCTTAATGGCCATTAATGAAGCAAGTATTCCAATAATTGCGCTTCCAACAAAGGACAATTCAGTAAATGCATATATTAGGGCAGTAACTGCTCCTACCGCTAGCCATATTACTGGAGAAATTGCGAGAAAAGTTGCCTTGATGGAGGCAAATATTCCAAGAACACCTATAGCCCATGCTTTTACTTTTAGGGCCAATAAAACAGCAAACCCTCCAACAACCGCATTTATAACTGGAGGAACATCTTGGAGCCCCAACAAAAGGCTTATCATTCTTCCTATAGGAGCTAAAATGCTTTGAATTAGCCCAAGAAGCGCAGAAAATCCTTCTTGAACCCCTAAAATGTTGTATCTCCATGCAAGAATTAACGCAAGCCCTGCTCCCATTACCATGACAACAGTTGACTTCAAGGTTTTAAGAAGAAGTACAAGCATTCCAACAAGGGTAATAATTCCGCCGATCTTGAGTGCTTCGGTTATCATGGCTGCAATTGCAGCCTGGAGTTCTTCTGACTCCTGAATTGTATCAGTCAGGGAGCGAACAAAGGCTGCAACAGACGCCATCATATTTCCATAGATGTCTGTAAACAGCTCTCCTATGGTTACAAACAGGCGGGAAAACTCTGTTCCAAAAGCTCGGGTGGCAAGAGAAGTTCTTTCTAGGGCTTTTTCTAGGATCTCGAAGGTTTCTCCGCCAGCCTCTCTAAGCTGCTTATATGCTTCTTCAAATTCTCCTGTTTCATCGGTGAGGACCCGGAGCATCGCAGCTTGTCTTTGTCCTGAGCCCACAATCTCCCAAATTGTAATGTGCAGTTCTTCTGCTACTTCTGTTACTTGCCTTAAAGCAGACAAGAACCTTCCCTGTGAGTCTTCGGCCTCGTCCTGCATTGTTACAAGTTCTGCAAACGTTCTAACTCCAAGTTCATCAAAAACGCGTTGAACATCAGTTCCGGCATCCAAGAGCCTCCTCATTCCTGAGCCAACAGCTCTTAAAGCACCTGCAAAATCAAGATTTGTTTTGGAAAGAGGAACAACAATAGCCAGGAGGTCCATTAGGCCAACGTTTAGTGGCCCGAGCTGCAGGGAGGCTGTAGCTGCCATTTGTTCGCCAAGATCGCCGATATCCCCTGCCCCAAGCCGCGCAGCAGCAGCCATTAGGTCCATAAGTTCTCCGGACCTTTCTACAGGGACGTTCCAGGCATGCATCATGCCTGTGACAGCTTTGGTTACATCTCCCAGGTTTTCTTGTCTTCCCACAGCAGCAGCTAGAGAAATCCTGAAGATGTCTATTGCGTCGGCTCCCTCGTATCCTACATCCACGATACGGTAAAGAGCATCTAATGCCTCTCGGTGAGGAACACCTAGCTGAGCTGCTAGGCGTGTGGCTTCATCGCTTAATTCTTTTACTGCTTCGGCTGAATCCTGAGAAACAGAGTGAATCCGTCTCCACTGGTCTTCATACTGGACGGCTGCTTCAGCAGCAGAGCGGATGGAAAAAGCCAAAGCCGCTGTAGCAGCGGCAGTCATAGTGAAAGCTCCAGCGATGGCCCCGCTCATATTCAGAGCGCTTTTTTGAAGCTGGGAGAATCCTCGCTGCGCCTCTTGCGAGGCGCTGCGCATTGCATCGTTGAAGGGACGTGTATATCCGTGGATTGCGATATAGCCGCGTCCTAGTAATCCGCCTGCTCCATCCGCTACCATGGTCATTAAAGATCACGGAGAAGCAGATTAAATGCAAGGTATTTTTTATATCGGATAGCTCAGCTATCTCATCAGATTAAGCCTTCTTGGATCTTGCTTAGACTTCTTCTTTTTAACATCACCATACCATCGATCTATGAGAGGTGGTAGTTTTAGCTTTTTCTTATCCTTTTTGCTTATCATTGAGTCATTCATAAGATCGTATTTACGGACATACTCTAGCCCGCCGATAAGTGTATGAATCTCTTCTGGAAGGCAGCGAAAAAGATCCGACAGTTTATATGCCGGATATACATGACAAAGTATTGGCCCCCATGCATCAAGCCTTACTACTGGTATACCATACTTAAGTTGCTCAGGACTGAAATTTATCTAGCTCCTTTTCAGCATCTCCCATAGTACCAAAGACGATCCATGCGAATGCCTTCCAGTATTCAGCAGCTGGAAGGAGTGCTACAATCTCAGCGGCCTCAGACTTGTTTAAATTAGGCTCAACTTTCTTGAGAGATCGGAAAAACACCTCAAGCTGAACCTTGTAGTCCCACTCTTTAGGAATTCCCCCTCCGCCACCTTCTCCTTTGGATGCAGCTTCAGTCATGGCTGCAAACAGGTTAGTTCCAAGCTCCTCATCCAGCTTAGACATATCAGGAAGAAGAAGCCTGTGAAACGTAATTGGGGTCTCCTCTTTCGTTTCCGGGTCCACTACAGGAAATTCTCGGGTGAATGATGTCACTCTTCCTACCAGATTCTTCAGTTGTTCATTCTGAATAGCCAATTTAATCCTCCTTAAGGGTATTCTAGTTTTTGTCCTTCACCAAGTCAAGGTATATGCCCTCTAGCGTTTCTGCTGCTTTTCCATAAGAGTATTCTTTCAATACCTTCTCTTTCAAGCTTGGGTCCGGAGGAACTTCCATAGCCTCTTCTATTCCCTCTTGCACCGAATATGGGTCAAGTGGATCAACTTCTATTAGCTGTTCCTTATCAATATACTCAGAAATGGTTCCATATTCTTCGGTTGCAACGACCACTTGGCACCCAAGCGCAGCGGCCTCAAGCGTCACGAGTCCTGGTGTCTCGTGTACCCCCAGCAAGACGTGAACTCTTGAGTTGGCCATTTCTTCAAACATCTGCATTTGTGGCAAACGTCCAGCCAGGTTAATTCCAGGTTGCAAAAAGAGATTCATCATAGAGTCAATTATCAAATGACTAATTTCACCGGCCAACATTAATTCTGCTGAAGGCTCAAGATCTCTCCTGTAGGGAGCAAAAGCAGACACCAGATTATGCTGATTTTTCGCTGGCTCTATCCTCCCCGCACACATAATCCTTTTTGGTCTGTTGTCCCATGATTTTGTTTCTATTTGGTTAATTCTTTCTGAATCAACAGCGTTAGGAATAACCGACCAAGGGGGGGCGTCATATCCTTCCTGTTTCAGTAGCCCCGCAAATACCTCTCCCTCTCTTTCTGAATTTGGAACCAGATAATCAACTTCTGAAGCAGCGCTGGCAAGTGCCGAGTTATAGTATCCCTTGTTTTCAAGCCACGAGTCAGCGCTTCCGAAAAAGGACTCTACCAGCTCTATCTCTCCTTTGGTTACGGGCCACCAAATAGGCGTAGCCACACAGGGAGCGCCCACAGATTTTGCGTATCTCGTCATTGCAAGGTATGGCCCCTTGGTTCCATGAGCATTTACCCAATGATATATGTCATATCCTTCTTTAGGCGCGTCCCAAAGAAGATTGACGACATCAACCTGGTGCCCTCTCATAGCCAAAGCTTGGGCCAGTCCCATGCAGGCATGTTCTGATCCCATGGCCGGATTAGAAAGACTTTGCGTTGTTGAAATCCCCATGCATATCTTCATTAACTACTACCTCCTAAAAATTCCTGTATCAAACGAGCGATTTGACTTCCAGCGGTCCCGTCACCATAAGCATGAGACGACTTGCTCATTTCTTTGAGCCTTTTTCTGTCATCTATTAGCCCCTCTATTCTCCAGGGAATAGCTTGTGGGTGAGGGGCCACCTGTTCGGCTTGCCCCGTTGCAATAGATTCAAGTCTGTCTAAGGCAGTTCTAGCAACCAGAACAGGGGTTCCGAGCCAGGAAGCTTCTTCTTGCGCCCCACCCGAGTCGGTAACAATCAAGTGAGCCGTTTCCATATGTGAAACAAAATCTTTATGCGGCATTGCGTCTACAACCGCTACGCTATCTTTGATCGATCCTGTAATCCTCACAAACCTTTCTCTAGCTGCTTCACCAATCAGTTTATTTGGGTGGCATGGTACGAGAAAAAACAAGTCCGGACGCCTTGTTGCAAGCTTGTTAATCTGTGCAAAAATGTCCGGGATCACGCTCCACTTTTCCCGGCGGTGAAGGTCAATCAATATCCTCTTTTGGTCAGTGTTTGGCCAATATGTTTCTCTCATTTCTACCGGAGGAAGGCTACTATACGTCTTTTTTAAGGCATCAATAACAGTGTTGCCTGTAACTGGATTATTTTTCCCCAGCCCCTCCAACAAAAGATTGGATTTGTTTCCCCAAGTTGGACAGAAACGGAGAGAAGAAACGCTGTCAATCAGCCTTCTGTTTGCTTCTTCGGGAAATGGCTCGCTTGGAACATGGCTTCGTATTCCTGCTTCTACATGAGCCACAGGTATTCCTTCGTTGAACGCGATAAAAGCTGCCAAAGCTGCTGATGTGGTGTCCCCTTGAACAACCACTAGCTTTGGATCGACCTTCTTTAACACTGGTCCAAACTGGCTTCCTATATGTCCGATTAACTCTGATAGGCAGGATGTCTTTCTTTCAAATATGAATTCCTGATCAGGTTCTAGATCCATGTCCCGTAATGCAGTATACAGAAGCTTTTGATGCTGTGTTATAGTCCACAGCTCTGTGGGAACACCTAAAGCATATAGCCCCTTGATAACGGGCTCTAACTTTATGGCCTCGGGACGAGTGCCACATACGGTAATGACCATACTATCATTGTACAGTCAAACCAATTAAATGTCAACACCCGTTTTAGGAGCTATATGCTTCAGTGAATTTCTATTTCCCCGAAGTCCCCTTTGGTCCAAATCCCCTGTTTTTCAGAAACTCTACCACTGCCTGGTTGACGAGATAGTTGTGTGAGCGATCTTCCTGTTGCCCAAGCTCATCTAGAGCACGAAAAACCCAAGGATTACGATTGAGATAAATGTAGAACGACATCTTCTTTGTCTCTTTCTTTCCCGGTCGATACATTCTGCCCCCTTTCCACAGCGATTATAACATGCGGCATCACTTTTGTCAATAGCAAACGGGAGAGAGCCAGGGCGACCCTCTCCCGTCTACCGGAAAGGAGGTAGTGTTACTCCCAACCAACCTTTTTGATGGGCGCTGTTCCTTCAAGGTCGAACGAAATGGTTCCTACGCCGTCCCAGTCAAGCTCAGCGCTTTCTGATGTCAGAATTCCCTTCCCTACATAGTAGCGGCTACCGTCGAGGTGGAAATATGCTTCGATAATTTCGCCTGACTCAACAGCATCCATGATTTCCTGTTGACCAACGCTAGTGGGATCAATAAATCCATCGAAGCTAGCAGACCACTCCAGAGGGCCTGGAACCCTCTGCCTGAACCGTCTTTCGCCGCCTTCTAGTTCGGGAGAGAAGCATGAAACCTCTAAGGTTTCGCCGGTGATTGAAACGCTCCAGTGTCTCATGCATTTTACTAGAGTATCACCAGCTCTCACATAGCCATCAAAACCACTGAAGTGTACTGGCATCTATGTCACTCTCCTTATCTACCATAAATTATAGGTCAACCCAAAGTCGGCCTACATGGAGAGCATAGATGCAAGCAAGCTAGAAGGTCAAGCTATTTGAGGTTTGCCTTGTTTCTTCCGTTTATGCCATCTATAGTTCCCTATGCCAGAAAACGAACACAATGTATCCAAAGACCTCCTACAAAACGATCCTGTATACGGACAGTTGCGAGATCTGGCAAGAGGGGCTGTATGTATCGTCGGGATTTATGATACGCATGTGGTCAAGTACAGAAGGTATGAACAACGAAAAAGAACCTTCAAGATGACGACCCCAAAAATGTATGAGACAATCGAAGTTCAGAGCTATCTTTCCCAGCATGTTCCTGGATGCTTGCCTGCATGGACAGAAGAACGTAGGGGCGAAGAGGTTATCGTTATGCCCCGTGCCCCAGGCGAAATATGCAACAGAAAACTGCTGGAGCAATCACCCCTAAAAGAGAAGCTTGAGAGGCTAGTTGAAGACATAAGAAACCTCGGATATGAGCCGCGTGATATTAAGGGCCGAAACCTGTTTCACAAAGACGGGGAGCTTTACTTGGTAGATTACCACTTGGTAAAGAAGTCGAAATCAGGGGCTTGACAGATAGCGGCACAGAATGCTATAATATCAAGACGGTAGTTGGTGCGGGATAGTCCGCTCGCCGGGCGACAGTTCGCGGGGCGGCAAGAAGCTTGGGCGTAGCTCAAGGGAGAAATCCCAAGGCGAAAGCCTGGTAGAGCAGCTGGAGAGTTGAAAGCTCAATCAGAGGTTGCGGGTTCGAATCCTGTCGCCCAAGCCAGCTTGACGGGCAGCAGGCGATAGCCTCCACCTGTCGGATATGATAGTTCGGCAGGTGGCAAGAGAGCCGAAGCTGAGCGCTAATTCTAGACAAGGCGCAGGCAAAGGCCCAGAAAAGTGGCGGTCGAGAGTTGCCAAGCATCTCTGGGACCGTCTCTTTTCTTTTGTATCAGCCTCTGCTATAATTCCACAAGATGAATTTGTTGCCTGTTTTGTTAAGATGGTTTATTGTGTCATGGCACTAAATGGAGGAGGGCTGAATGCCTTCAGAAAACAGTAAACAGAATGCTCCAATGAAACCGATTGGCGCTACCGGGCTCAAACGCTGGGGCGGGCACGTACAAGAAGAGTGGCTCAGGGACTTAAAAGGGAAGAAAAAGTATGAGATCTTCCGAGAAATGCAGGACAACGACCCCACTGTAGGTGCAGTTCTTTTTGCTATTGAGCAAACCATTAGAGGGGCTAGATGGTATGTGCAACCTGCAGGAGGCGAAGAACAAGATAAAGAAGCCGCAAAGTTTGTACAAAGCAATATGGATGACCTTGAAACACCTTGGACTGAATTTATCTCAGAGGTCCTTTCTATGCTTGTTTATGGGTGGAGCCTTTTTGAAGTAACCTATAAATACAGACGGGGAAGAAATACCAATAAGGAAACCGAGCGGTCCACTTATAACGACGGACGCATTGGCTGGCGCGACTTCTCGATCCGCTCTCAAGAGACCCTTGATGGATGGGGGTGGGATGACAATGGTAGACCTATCTATTTTACACAGAGGGCTGCTCCAACGTTTCAAAAGAAGGTCATTCCTCTCAAAAGGTGTCTTTTATTCAGAACCAAAATAGCTAAGGGATCTCCAGAGGGGCAAAGCATCTTGAGAAATGCTTATACTTCATACTATTTTAGAAAAAATATTCAGATTATTGAAGGCATTGGCATTGAGCGTGACCTTGCTGGATTGCCTGTTCTATACGTCCCTGAACAGCTTTTTGAAGAAGGGCGAGAGAACGACCTTGCAGAAATGCAAGATCTAGTTCGAAAACTTAGAAGGGATGAAGAAGAAGGAATTGTCCTTCCGTGGGACCCAGAAGGAAAGCAAAATGATGGCAAGCTTTACGAGCTAAAACTGCTTTCTGCTGGCGGATCTCGACAGTTTGACTTAAGTGAGGTTCTTCTTCGGTATGATCAAGCAATTGCCCGAAGTGTCCTTGCTGACTTTGTTTTTCTTGGCATAGACAGCCGTGGGTCTTTTGCGCTAATGAAAGAGAAGAGAACAGTATTTGAAACAGCTTTGCTTGCTTGGCTTAACTCAATTTCAGACGTTCTAAACAGAGATGCTGTTCCAAAGCTTATAGATCTTAATCCGGAGTTTGCTGATTTAGAGGATCTTCCCAAGATCAAATTCGAGATGCCTCGCGTTCCGTCGCTCAGGGACATTGAGGGGCTAATTAACGCCCTTACAAGAGCGGGAATCGAAATGTTTGACGATGTGGAGCTTGAATCCTGGGTGAGGTCACAAATAGGGATGCCACCTAAGCAGGTGACTGAAGATGAAAAGCCCGTTGAAGAAACTGATGAAGAACTTGATGAATTCGGGGATGAATTTGATCAGGAAGAACCCGAAGAAGGAGAGACAGAAAATGAGCAACCTTCCTGATGAAGAGTACCAGCGCTTAAGGGAATCTTTTGAGAGACTTCCTGATAGGTTCGTTGTTGTCCCTAACTGGGGCGCTATTACAGGATCATCGGTTTATGGAGAAGGCGAGCCAGGGGACATAGACGTAGTTATAAAACTGGATGTTCCATCAGGAGCACTTCTTAAGCTAGATCGCTCACTGCAAAATGCGTTGGGAATTGAGAAATCTGTGCAATTCATCCACGAGCCAACTGGTCCAAGTTGGGGCAATGTACCTATCTATGACTTGGTTGCTGTCAAAAGGAACAGCTTTAATGTTGAATATCCCAACGAACCAGAGTTTGTTGAAGCCTTTTACAAAGCAACTCCGGGAAAACACGTCGGCTTCTACAAAGCCTGGAATGAATTCTTCAATAAACAAGAGGAGGAATTGTGGGAAAGATGGGCAAGCAAAACTATAAAGGGGAAAATAGTTATGCAGCCTAAAGCTGACGGAATTCGCCTTCATCTTCATAAGAAAAACGGGCAAGTAAGCGTCTTTACAGAAATGGGCAACGACCAAGCCAAGGTCTTTCCTGGAATAGAGAAGCTATTAGAGTCCTTCGACGAAGTAATCATAGATGTAGAGGCTCTTGAATACAACAACGGAAGCCCTGAATCACGATGGGAGATGGCTTGGATGGGCTCAGGGAACGAGACAAAGAAAAACCCTGGAAAAATCACGTTCTGGGCACATGATCTCCTTTGGTATAACGGCAAGGACTACAGTAAAGAACCGTATTATAAGCGCCTGAAAAAGCTTTCTGAGTTCGGATCAAAGACAGCAGGGAACCTTTCCCTGAAGATTATGCCGACAAAAGTAGCTGACTCGAAAGCAGCTCTTGCAAAAGGACTGGAATGGGCAAGCGGATGCAAAGAGCAAGCAAGTGAGGGCGCAATGCTGAAGTCGGCCAACTTTAAGTATGGCAACTCCAAGCTTTCTGGTGTTGCAAAATACAAATCACTGGGGGAGCTTAACTATCAAGTGATTGGCCATAGAAAGCTTCCTCGAAGCAAGCAACAAAACATCCGCTGGACACGTGATCACGCGATGAAGATGCTTCCTGAGCTATTAAAGCAGTCTAGAACGTATATCTTTAGGCTTGCACTCAAATCTGGAGACGGGCTTATCCCCATGGAAGCCAACCACAAACTAACCAAAGAAGACTTAAACGTTAGCTGGGACGAGGAACAGCAAGAGTGGACCGGACTTCATGATCCAAAGCTTTGGCATATGTTTGAAGGCTGGGAGAACAGGAAAGAGGGCGAATATGCTTATGGACAAAGCTATGCTGTCACTGTAGATGATCCCTCGATATTGAAGAAGGGCCTTGTTCTTTCGCTAAGGCCAGGGAAGTTAAGCCCATTTAAAGGTAAGGACGGAAATATCCATTTAAGCCACCAACATCCAGTCGATCCTCAGATAAAATCGCAGAATACAGAAGTGTCCACGGTCGAGGAAGCCCTTAAGATGTACAAACTTAATCCACAGGATTATGAGGAACTACTATGACAGACATTCAAAAGGAAAGAGGAATACCAATAGAATATCCGCCAAACCCGAATGATCCGAAAGAATATGTTGTACAAGATCATTGGGAGCAAAAGTCTGTACATATAGATCTTCGAATACGCCGTGATGCTGACCATTTAGAGGGTTGGACCCTTTTAGCTCAAGAGGCTGACGTTGTAGACGAGCCTGTTGAAACCTTACAAGAAGCACGTGAATGGGCAAACAAACAAAAGCTATGGAAAATTGATGTTGAGACGGGAAAAGTTCCTGATACCAGAGTTGAAACCACGATCAACGGAGAAAGGCGCACGGTTGTCCGTCCTGGTTCTTTGGCTGTTGAACAAAAGGCTCAGCTAATACCGGAGGACTGGCTTGATGTAGAAGGAGAAGTTCCTGGCCGAGAGGGTGAAATATTTCATGTTAGAGATAGAGGAAAAATAGTTTATGGAGCGCGAAAATCACGCTTCTTTGAATATTTCGTAGAGGAAGGAGACTTCCTTCATGAAAGAATCATTTTTCGTTATTTAGCACGTGAACAGGGTGATATATCTAAGGATGTTTGGGAACAAATTAAGGATGGTAACTTAACACTAGTCTATGTTAACAAAAATGAAGATGAAGGGCAAGCAGAACGCCAGTCTGGTTACTGGGTCATGATGACTCCCGATCCAATTCCTTATGTGCTTTCCAAAGATGCTCAAGATGAAGGCTGGGTCCCGCCTCAAGGAGCATCAGCTCTCCCTCGTAAAATCAGAGAGAAGATCCCAGAAAAATATCGCTACTGGACCAAAGAAGGCGAAGCGGAAAGAAAAGAATTACGTGATGAGCTATTAAAAGATGAGCCTGATTTTCTTAGTAAGTCTGTAAGCGATCAAGGAAAGTTTAAGTTGTTAAAGCAGACATGGGAAGAACCCGCTTATACACGCTGGGGACAAAGTGATACAGCATATTATTTGATGATTACTTCTTCCAAAAAGAGGCTCTTCTCGCTAGAGAATGATCCCCGAGAGAAAAAAACAATATCCGCAGTTGAAGAAACAATCAATGTCAGCAAGAAGCAGGATGTGCTAAACAAGATACGGATTCAGGAAAAAGTTGAACCTAAAACCATGTTGAATCCAACAAAAAACAAGCCCTCGCTTATTTCGTTGGAAGATTCTGGAGATGTCTCGATAGAGAAAAGGGACGAAGGACTGCAGGTTAGATTTGATGGCAAAGATCTATCTGGTTGTTATGTATTGGTCCAAGAAGACGAGACCGAAACTTGGACATTTGAAGTCTCCGAGGATCAAGAGAAACAGTCCATGGTTATCAAGGGAACAGACGAAGAAAAAAGGATTGCTTATGGGGTTGTCCTGCAGCCAGGAGTTATCGATTTCCAGGGCGATGTTGTTAGCGAAGAAGAAATATCTGACGCTATATGGCATTTTATGAAGGAGGGCCAGAAACATGGACTTCTTCACAAAGGCTTGCCACGAAGAGACATTAACGTTGTTGAATGCTATCAAGCGCCCATAACATTTAGATATGTAGAAGACAACCCTGATACTGAAGTCTTAAAAGGTTCTTGGGTATTGGCCGTGAAATGTCCCACAGACGTATGGAACGATGTTAAGGCTGGAAAGCTGACAGGCTTTTCTATCCAGGGGCTCGGAAAACGGCATAAGCTGAATCTCCCACAATAAAACCTAGCTTCTGTTATTCTTTTTTGGTTTGCCTCTTCTTAATTCAAGCTAAATTGCTTGACCTTTCTTTCTTATAGCATGTAGACTATTTCACTATGAATGCGGAGCAAAAAGAAAACAGAGAAACTCGGACAGTTAGTTTGCTTGAAGATCTAGAAATCCCACGGGTGGATTTGGTAGATCATCCAGCAGTGGGACGCAGTTTTTTGCTCCTCAAAAACCAAACGGAGGTGAACAATATGCCAGATGAACCCATGGACCTGAACCAGGCGTTTGATGAAACAGAAACCACGGCTGGAGAGGGTACTATCACCGAAAATCAGGAAACTGCAACTTCTGCCCAAGAAGAGACGACTACAACCACTGCGGGAAACGAAACTGTCAACACAGAATTTGAGCAGAAAAATGCTAGCCTTTCTGGTGGTGAAAAGGAAAAGATCAAGGCCGCTTTGTCTATCGGAAAAGACAAACTAGGTTCTGAAGCATATGAAAAGCTTCAGCGTCTCTTGGGAGAAAAAGACGAAGACGAAGAAAAGTATCCCAAGGCAAAAGAGGCCGTTGATGCGGGGCTTGCCAAGCGTCTTCAGGATGCTTTAGGCGAGGAAGAAGCCCAAAAGCTATTGAAGGCCCTGGACGAGCAAAAGGAAAGACTCGCTAAGGCTGAGTCTCAGGAAAAGGAACAGCTCCAGAAGGCAGTTGAAAAAGCTCACGGCGAGATAGAAAAGCTGAGCAAGGCTGTCACCGAGGAACGGCGCAAGAGAGAGAGGAATGAATTTGTGGAAGAGATCCGCAAAGACATTAATCCTCTCCCTGGCCAGGTTGACGAAAATGCTCAACTTCTGTTCTCGATTAAAGAGAAGGTCGAAAAGGACGAGTTTGATAAGCTGGTCAATCTTCTAAAGTCGGCTTCGAACATTGTCCAGAAATCTGGCTTTCTTGATGAGCTTGGGTCTGCTGCTTCTGAAAACGATCCAGAGCAAATCCTGAAGTCAAGGGCACAAGAAAAGGTCACAAACGACCCGGCCCTGTCCCTGGAGAAAGCCAAGGCGCAGGTTTTGAGCGAAGACCCGGATCTCTACCGGCAGCTTCGTAGCCAGGAGGTGAAGTAACTATGCCAGCATATGAAATTGTAGGCATGGACGTTCCTCTGAAGGCCGGGGAGGATATGAGCGAAAAGCAGTTCTACATCGTTGCCCTGAAGGATGACGACACGGATTATGTAGAACTGTGTGACGACAGCGCGATCCCCTTTGGCGTTCTTCAGGACGATCCAGACGAGAACGAGACGGGCAACGTGCGAATCTACGGCCTTTCCAAGTGCGAAGCTGGAGGCTATATCGCTTCTGGCTACGAGGTGGCTGTAGATTCGGACGGAAGAGGCGTAGAGGCTACTACAGGAGACTATGTGGTTGGCCTCGCAATGACAAAGGCATCTAGTGCGGGCGAACGGTTCACACTTAAGCTCGGCGGCGTGCCTCAAGCAGCTTAACGGGAGGTGAATAAATAATGCCACAGCCGACTACTAGACAGGTACACGTCGATACCGCGCTAACGACGATTGCGATTGCATATAAACAGGATCTGGCAAGACTGATCGCTGATCAGGTCTTCCCGGTTGTTCCTGTAGATAAGCAGTCCGACAAGATCATGGAATTCACCAGAGAATACTGGATGAGGACCGCAGCGCGGACCCGTGCGCCTGGAACAGAATCAGCCGGAGGCGGATTCGAAGTTGAAACCCCTCACCAGTATTTCTGTGACATCCATGCGTTCCACCAGGATCTCCCAGATGCGGTGACGGCCAACTCGGATATCGCCAACTTGGAACAGCAGGTTACGCAGTTTGTGACCTGGCAGCTTCTTCTGAAGCGGGAACGAGACTTCGTTACCAACTTCTTCGATGATACTGGGAAGACGCCGGGAACGGACTTCTGGACCCACACAGAAACACTTTCTGGGTCAGATGTTTGGAACGATTCCGACGCCACACCGATTGACGACATCGAAGGGGCCAAGGAAACGATTGCGGAGCGGACTGGCTTCTGGCCGAATGTTTTGGTCCTTGGACCGAGGGCATATCGCGCTCTGAGGGTGAATTCCCAGATCCAAAGCCAGATTGCCTACTCTCCTGCAGCGGCTCCAGGCGTGAAAGGTTTAATCACTCCGGATCTTCTTGCTCAGTTGTTTGATGTGGAGAAGGTCGTGGTAGGATTCACGCCGGAGATCACGAGCATGGAAAAGGCTGACCCAGCTAGTTACTCCTTCTTGTTCTCGGACAATGCGCTGCTGGTCTATGCTCCTAACGCTCCTGGTCTGTTGGTTCCCACAGGCGGG